TAGGCTTATTGTTTCACGTGAAGCACTAAGTCAAAGTTGCGGGGTGAGGCCAAGACGTTCTCCCCAGCAACTTGTGGATTTCATGACGCTCAATGCCTAGATTATTAGCGATCTCAGTTACCCCCGCGCCTTTTCTTTGCATCTGGTAGATCTCATGCTTTCTGGCAATCGGGAAGTTAGGGTGCTGAACTGCCAGCAGCCTTTCGTGTATGTAAGACTGCCGCAGGTTTGTCTGCGCTTTGATTGCTGCTAGAAAATTATCCATTTGGTTGGTTCCCTCTATCGGCGCAGTCATAACACCAGATCATCTGTTTCTCACTGACTGGGAAGCTGCTAGTTTCTCTTGGCCCCGCAGAGCCTTGCTTGTGGCATCTAGGGCATTGAATTATTACCTTGCCCGCAACTGTGCAGTATTCTAGCTGAGTGGGCCTGTTGCCTGTTCTAGTCATCCACTCTTCTACTGTTTCCTTCACGCTTGCGCCCTTATGACCTTCAGCCCAATTGTTGAATATGCGCCTTGCATATGATGATCTGCTAAACCTGAGTTGATAACGTCATCAACTATGGCTTCATGCCAAGCCTGTACGCCGTCTGGACGTTTAACCGGAACCCCGTTGTACTCTATGCCTAACAGGTGCTCAAACAGCCTAGAGGCGATTTCTTCGTTTTGGGCCGTGTCACGGACAACGCTACCAACTTCAGTCTTGGTATTGTTTAGCGCGTTAAGTTTGGTTCTGATTTGCTTGGGTGATGGGAAGCTGTCGAGTTCCTCAGTCAATTGGCCTAGCGCCTCTCTCATTGTCTGCGCGTGTTCTTTGCCAAATGCCTCATAATGGACTTTGCCCAGCTCTGGCCAATCTCGTTTCTTAAAAGGGTGGAGGGCAAACCATGCGCCATAAAGTTGTGTAAATTCTTCTTTTTCCATTATCCGTCTTTTCCTATTAGTGTTCTTGCTTCAGCTTTGGCACCGCCCTCGCTCTGCTGTCGAGCCTCGATGAATCTGCCAGTTATTGTTCTCACACCCCAAACATTAGGTTTATGAGCAAACCTAAGATAACCAAAACTGTACTTCCCTAGCCAGCCTCTAGCAATAAAGTTGTCCAAAATACTCACCTCTTTGTCGCCGTCTGGCTTTTGTGGATCGACATTATCCGCAAGCAACTCTTTTGCTCGTTCGCGTAGTTGCCTAGCCATCTCTAGGCTGAAAGTTGGATACCTGCCGAAGTGCATATTGTTGCGGCGTTTTGATATAGGTCGCTGGTAGTTAAATAACCAGAACTTCTTGCCGTTAGGTTTGACTGAAAGATATAACCCATCCCCGTCGCCTAGCTTGTATTCACTAGACCGAGGGGAGGCTTGTTCTACCTCAGTCGGGGTGAGAGGTTTTGTAGTGTTAGGCATGACTAATCTTTTTAATTGTTTGGCAGTCAATTTTGACTAAATTGAGCAAGTCATATTCGCTGTCAAATTCAAACCCTGCACAACCAGACTCATTGCAGCCAAAATCAAAACTGGCCTTCAACCAAACTGTAAAACCACCAGCGTCAAAATCTACTGATTTGATCTTTTTAGCGTGCGACCCTGCTGCCTGCAAAACTTGCGCCTTTGTGATCGCGTAGTTGTTGAAATCACTGCTGACCGCAGTTGTTCTTGGTGCTTTAATGATAACTAAACTCATGCCCTACCCCAGACCGCTTACGCGGCCTCTAAGTTTGAAATTGCTGATTTGATTTGTTGCACTTCTTCAGCAGAAACCCTAAACCCTTCGTCTAAGTAGTCGCAAAAAGTATCTAAGAGAGAGGTTTCTATGTGACGGTGCAGCTTGTTTTGGTGGTCGTTCTTTTCTACAAGTTCGACCATGAACCAGCTTAATTCTTTTTCAGTCATTTTTTTGTTCCTTTTTGTTAATGTGGAACTATTATCAATTATTCCTTTCATGATGTAAAGGTTTTATTTAAGTTTATTTTGGGTTTGAGACGGTTGAGACGGTTGAGGGGTTGAGAGGGTGCGGCAGTTGATTGCGTTGATGCTGAAATTCCCAGCCGGACATACTTCACCCAATCTATCTCTCAAAGGAGGAACTCCTAAAGCTGACCCTGCCGCTGGCCTGCTTAATCTACCGGCCCTCCAAGTTTACATTAGAACGGTATATCTTCTAGTCCGTCATCTGCTGCGCCATAAGCTGGCAAGGGTTGAGCAGAAGGGGGTGTGAAGGTTGGCATTTGTGGCATACCGCCGGCAGGCTTCCAGTCATTGACCTGCGCGTACCATTTGCCTGACTTCGCCGACTCTTTCACATCGAGGTTTATCCACTCGCCCTCTTGAGCAGCTACCCAGCGCATAAACTCCTCACGCTTTAGGCTTACGCTACCTTTTACGAATTCTGGCGCGCCAGCTCTTGGTGCTTTAACAAAAAACCCATCCACAAACTTATTATCCATTTTTAAAACATCCTCATTGCTATTGCGGTGCTAACCGCTGTGACTATTGCTGTGACTGAAACCATACCCGCAACCTGTATCGGAAAGGGTACAGTAAAGGCCGATAGAGGCCTTAATTCTTCTGTTTCAGGCGTTTTCACGGCTGGGGTGGGTGATACTGAAGGCTTGAACGCAACCGGCTTAATTTCGACCCTACCTCTCTGGTTAAGCATCTCAACTTGCCTGTCGCGTTGGTTTCTTAATGCTTGCGACCTGATGTCATACTTGCGCCGATCTTCTTGTGAATATTCAATCCAGTGTCTCTGCTTCATATTCTGAAGGCAGGTGATGATTTGCTTTGATGTAACTGGGTGTCCCATCTTTCGCATTTCTTCAGCAATCGTGCTGCGGCTCATTGGGCCTTTTTTCTCCAACAGGTCGAACACCTTTCGTGAAAAGCCTCTATTTTTTGGTCTCATAGCCATGTTATTTCCCTAGTTTCTTAATGAATGAACGAACATTGCTTGGCAGTTCTGCCCACACCGCAATCTTCATATCTGAATCTGTCGATAGTTCATCGACCAACTCTTGCACGCCGCCAGTGTCAACCTCTGTCACTTTTGCTAATAACTGAGTGACGTATTCGTCACGCTTGGTTTCATCTACAACAATGCCTTCTTGCTCAATCACAGTGCGAACAACTGACTGGCCTTTGCGTTGAGGTGGTGCTGCTGCTGCCGCGTTTCCATCATCATCTTCACTTGCAGAAATTCCACAAGCTACCGCCAATGAGTAACGTTTTGCATAGGTCATGCTGCTGCCCAGACCTTGTGCGTTGGCTTTATCTACTGGAACAACCACTACGCCAGTGGATAACTTCTCATCGCCTTTGCAAAAGACCGTCTCTATACCTACACCCGCATCGACGGGGTGAGAGATCTGCATGAAAAAAATGCCGTTTGCATTTAGAGCCGGTTTCACTGCGTCGATTACCGACTTCAGGCTGGCAAACTTTGACTTCCACTGCGGGTTGATTTGGTCTAGCTGCGCGTGAGTCATTTCTGACTGCGCTTTCACTAATGACTCTATGAGGTTGGTTTCTTTCATGATTTTTCCTTTTGGTTAAATTAGTCCCGTCTGTTCGGTCACGCGGACGGGCACACGCTAATGGGGAGAGGAGGTTCCCTGACCTATTTTTGCCTCTGCACTGCATCCATTAACTTTTGCAATGCCTCAAACCGCTCAACCGTGTTGACTGGCGGTAGATCGTTTTCTAGGTAACGCTTGGCTAGTTTCTGCGGTGTCTCGTGTACCGTCAGGCTGTCTAGCAACTGCAAACAATCATCAAAACTTAATTCTTCTTTGAACATTTCTGACTTGACCTTACCCATTACAGAACCTCCACAATGCAAGCGATCTCTTGGTCTTCCTCATAAATCCAATACTGCTGAGCGGGGTTGCTTTCTAATACGTCAGCTTTGACCAGCTTGTCTCTATTGCCTTGCACTTGCAGAACCTCCCAGTGCATATTCTCTAGCCACCAATCGGCGAGTTCTTGCATCTCGGTGCGGCTGTCGGCAATGATTCCGTTCTCAAATGAGTGTAGATCTTCGCCGTCTTTCAGGCCGTAGAAGTGAACGCTGAATTTGCGGTCATTGTCAGCAACGCCGCCTAGATCACAGACTGTGCAAGCGATGATGTGATGGCCTTCATCTTCTACCTGAAGCATAGGTTCATTGCATTGGCTGCAAGCGCCTAAGTCTCTGGCGTACCATTCGGGGTGATTTAATTCTCGTTCGGGTAAGTTCATTTTTGTTCCTCTTTATTAAGTGAGGGGGTTATTGAAACATTATTTGCCATGAAAATAAACCTTTTTTTCACGTTTGTTTTGGGTTAGTATTCGCGCTCAATAGGGAAATCAAAC